TGTAGTAGCGAATGCAGTAGTCGCGGCCTTGCTGACATCTTGATTGAGCAAGAAGGCTTTGGTCGTACTAGACGCCACATTCTTGGCAATGGTATTCAGCCCGGCAAACCCAGCACTGCCTACCAAATTGCTAACAAACGCACCCGCTTGAGCGCCTAGCGCCGCAGCAAACTGACCTTTGAGGAAGTCACCAATGTTCCCGCCTGTAGCGGCGTAGTCGATCCCCGACTGAAGAATTGCCGCCGATGTTGCTGCACTAAACCCAGTCGCGTTGGAAATCGTACTGACGATATTAGACACCCCCGGAACGTCAATAACTGGGGGAGTATCCACATCAGTGGGAACCATCAGCGCAACAGCACCTCGCACTATTTGGCCGATATTTCCATTGTTAACACCTTGAATTACTTGGTTCCCCGCATAGATTGCCGTACCTAATCCGGGAGCAGCCAGATTCAACAGCAAAACTGCGGGCCCTAGCTCCGCAACAGCGTTAGATAATCCCGGAATCATGCCACTTGATTTGTGCCAACCTTTTGTATCGCTATTTCCAGAGCTGTCGTAAGTGCTGTATTCACCTGACGCACTTGGGCTTCCCCTCAGTCCGGCATAAACCAGTTTTCCATTCTGTTCCGTAATGCCTTGGATTGCCATGTTGTCTTTTGATGATCCCCCTACATCAAACGAATAGGTTGGCGTCTTTACTACGGAATTAGCCCCGCCAAGTTCTTTAAACTTGGCTTCATCAATAATGTATCCGTTGTACGGATTCTCAAACTGACTTAAAAAACTGCTTGTCTTTGCATACGGACTGACAAGTGCCGGGTCAATCTGCGCGGGTTTGAGATAGCTATAAATCTCTTTGTTCAAATATGCCGGGCTGTAATACTGCACACGGTTGGCGTCATACAATCCTTTGTTCACAAAGTCGGCTGGGACATAAACAACGGGCGTTCCGTTGTATGTCATGCGAAACCCTTGCCGAATTTGATCTGCGCCAAACGTTGTTTGATAGGCGTAATCGTATGTCGCATTGCCTTTGCTGATTGGCAATGCCTGCCCTGTGTTCCAAGGAGTTGGAATAGCATCAATTTCATTTAGAAGGTCTTTAATTACCCCCATTGGCACAATGTTGTTATTAGGATTTCCCCCAAAGATTTTTGCTGCGGGCGAGAGAAGCGAGAGAATGCTCATATCTACCTCACTGAGTCAGGTCGTAAAACGACAGCGAGCCTACGGCATCGCCCGTGGTGGCACCGGATACTGTTCGGATCGCCACTGTATAAATGTCGCTTACCCCGGCCAACGACACGCCCAACTGTAGGTCGAAGGTGTAACCAGTTGGCGCGGCCAGAGTCCCTGCCCCTCCGCTACCACTGGTCGTTACGTAGTCCGTTTGCACGATGGTGCCTCCTGTCATTGCCGTGGATGCAACGTCAGCCTCCACGTTGGCATTCGAACTGACTGCGGCCCAGCTTGCGCCGGTAAGCGTCGCGTTTTTAAACAACGCAACTTCGTAGTTCTGGTTGGTTGTCGGCAACACCTGTACTCGGTTCGGCAACACAACAGCGCCAAGCGCCGTGGACGCAAGCCGGATGGAGACCAGCGGCAGGAATGTCGCACCAATCGAGGCCAATACTGTGGTGCGTCGCGCCACGTGGTCAATTGATGTTGCCTCGTAGCCGCCATCGCTGATAACCGTCGAGCAGATCTGCTTCATCGATGACGCAGAACCGGTCGCCCCCGTATTGGTAATCTCATACCGCACCGGCAGGATGGCTGTCTGCATATACACAGCAGTCTGTGTATTGTCGTTGTGGAAGATGTGGCATATCTGCGGCCTGCCATCTACATAAAAGCCACAACGCACGTCGCCCGTACCCAGCCACTCAAAGTCCATGTACAGAATCTGGTTCTTGGTCAGGTCTAGCACACGACCGCTCGGGCCGGTGCCGTCCATTTTATCCACGTTCCAGTCGGCTTGATTGACTGTGCGAACGTCGCTTGGCGTGCCCGGCGTCGGCAAAGAGTTTGACCGAAGGACGAACGAGACTGTAGTGCCGTTCTGCTGGAGGAACGCGCCGTTCGCTGTATTGAAGTAGCCCACCCGCTGACGCAAGTTTGTCTGCGGTGCCGCCATGACAAAGGTGGCAAGAAACGTCAGCCCCTTGCCTGGCTGATACGGGAACACGCGATAAGTCTGGCGAATTACTTCGCTGCCTGAGCTGGTGGTTGTATTCAACGACACCGAGCTTTCATTGCTCAGATAGGTTGCTGTGCCGCCCGTGGCTGTCGACGTGTTGAACTGATTGTCTATAGCGTAGCGGTTTTGGCTATCAAACAATGTGAAGGGGTTGCTCACCCGCAGCCGACCAAACGCGTCAACGCCGTTATCGCTGAAATAAACTTCGTATGGGCCTTGGTTTGCCACGAGTTGCCCCATCACGTTATTAAGTTGGTTAAAGTACAGTCGCAATACGTTTGCAAACTGATCCATAAATTGTTTGTCGTACTGCACCGGGCCTAGAGGCAGGCTGGGCACAGCGGGCATGCGTGCTTCTACGAGCGCCATATCTACCGCCTCCCATCAAGGCGCAAATCGATCCGTGGAGAGCCGAGCTGCCACTGCACACCTAGCCCAGTGCTTTCTACTTTGATCGCCATCTGCCGACCCCGCACGCGGGTATAAACCTGCCCAGTAAATTCTTCGATTGGGATTGTTGCAATTCGGGAAACAACCGCCGAGTTGCTGCCAGCCACTGATGCGGGGCTGTTGTAACCAGAGCCTGAGTTAGTCAATGGCAACAGATACATTGTTGCGCTTGGGCTGGTAGCCGTGGACCCTCGGAACGTGATGTCTGGCAGCATCCGCCAAATGAAAGCGAAGTTGTGGCCGTCGTCGATGTCGAATTCCGAAGAAGTCACATAAGCCTCAATCGCTGCCGGTGTGCCCGTGGAGTTATCGTCTACGCCCACTTCATGATTGACCAAGTTGCCCAGATACGTGGCGCCCACTGGGTTGGGTCTCAAGCCGCTATCAATCCATGCCGTGCGAGCCATCGTGCCGTAGTACCACACGTCTTCGGCGTAGTTGTACACCACGTATCGGTCATTAGTGGTGGAGTTGGCGCTGCAATAAAACCACCAGACTTCATTGAAACCTTCGTTGGTACTGGCAACAACCTGCTGCCGTTGTGCAGTATTGAAGTCCCCGAATACAAACTGGCGAAGATCGCAACGCAGCGTTTCCACGCGACCGCTGTATTTATAGAACTTGTCGATTCCCATCCAGAACACCATACCGCTGGCGAGTGCGGTGGAGTTTTGTCCTGTGATAGAGATGTTGTCGCCCATGAGCTGCGAACCCCACACATCCGGAGCGCCGAGATATTGCAGCGCGTAAAACGCGGAGTCAGTCCAAACAAGAACTTCTTGTCTCGCTTGCAGGCAAGAAATAATTTCAGAGCCATGTGACAGCCGAATACTGCCCGCTTGGTTGGTGGCGGCGGGCGTCCAATTAACCGCGCTCTCCTGATCCGACCAGCGCACTAGCATCGGGTCAAAGGTAGAAGACAGATAATCGGTCGTGCCAAAGGCAAACACAAACCGACTGGTATCAGATACAAAAACAAAATTGGCTTGAGTGGGCACATTGGATGCGCCAGCCAAAGACGACAACGCCACGCCGCGTGAGGTCAGGCCGCTCGCCGCAGACCAGTAGTAGATGCCGCCGCCTCGGGGGTTAAAAATTAAGTCTTGGCCAAAGTTGTTCTGACTCCACAAACGCATGCTGCTGGTCGCTGAAGTAATCCCCCATGATCCGCTACCCCATGTGCCTGATCCCCAGCCAGTCAACGGCACACTGAAGGCTGGGCCGATAGCGACTTGGTATGCTGCGGAAACAGCGGCCCCGCCACCCGGCGAGCCAGTTACGTCGGCTGCGATTGCTGTGGCCGCCACCGTAATCGTGTAGCTATTCACGCTCAACACCGTGACTTGATATTCTTTGTTCAATACCGCCGCAGTGATATTGCCACCCAGCCCGGTAGCCCCGCTGAAGGTCACAAAGTCGCCCGTGCCGCAGCCGTGCGCCGTGTGCGCGACAGTAATAACGGAAGAGCTAAGCGTGGCCGTGAACGGATTAGTTAGCGTAACTGTGGTGCGTAGGGGCGTGATGTCATTATAGGCACCGCCTGACTCGATATAAAACTTGAGGTTAGTACCGACCCCCATTAAGTTAAGGCCAGCCAACGTCACCCAGTTCCACAGACTGCGGCACACGCCCAGAAATGTACTAGACGAGATACGCTCCCAGCCACCGATCTTTTCAGGCGTGCCTTGGCGGAATCGAATCTTGTCGCAGTCATACCAGCCATTCTCGTTTGTGTAGCGGGTATTTTCTTTGTTCAATCCACTTTTCAGTACCAGTTTCTTTAGTGGCATGCTATATTTGCTCCCTTTATAAGGAGAACACCATGTATGTCTATGTGTGGAAAGACCAAAATGGAGTTCCTTTTTACGTAGGCATGGGTCTTACCATGCGCCGGGCAAAGCCAACCAATAAAGCACATCGTAATCGGGCTTGTCTTGATAAGTTGGCAGAGATTGGCCCTGACTCCGTAATCGTAGAGCTTCATACAGTTGCCGATGAAGTGTCCGCTAAACAACTGGAACAAACCTTTATAGCAAAGTATGGACGCCTTTGTGACCAAACGGGAACATTGACCAACATACGAAAAGGCGGAGAATTTCATTTCTGTACCCCTGAAACCGCCGCAAAAATAAAAACCAAATGGCAAACAACCGAATATAGAACCAAAATAATCGGCTCGCGTTTAGGCAAAAAAAGAAACTTAGCGCCTTCAACCGTGCACCGTTTACGAGAGCGATTAGCTGCTAACCCAAAAATGAAAGGGTGGTCTGCCTTTAATGGCAAAGACCCTGAATTTGATGCTAAACGTATTGCTGGGATACGCGCCGCCCAAGGAAAAAGATGCGAAAAAATGTCTGATCCAGCCGCGCTTGCGCAACGCAAAGCACGACTCAAGGCAACACTGAGTTCCCCAGAGTACGCCGCCAAACGAGCTGCATACGACACGCCTGAATATCGCGCAAAGCTATCTGCCGCAAAGAAAGCGTATTGGGAAAAACGCCGCGCTGAAAAGGCTAAATGATTCACGCCATCCTCACGCGGTCATGGTCGCAGCGTCTTGTTTAACTTCTGCCACCCGACGTCCCCAGCCTTTGCCGAAGGTGTTCCATGTGGGTAGGTCTTGCAAGAAGGCGAGGCGAACGGCGTTGTAGCCCACGACGAGAAGTTGCGGATCGGCGGCTTTAGCAGCGGCGAGTGTTTTGGGGCCGAGGGCACCGTCTTGGGTTGTGCCCAGAGATTGCTGGAGCCATTTGATAGCGCGACCCGGGCCGCTATTTACTGCGGCATCAAACACGCAATAATCCACGCCAGCAGGCAGATCGTCGCCGCAGACTTTATCCCAGTATTTGCGCTTATAGAGAGGCTTGACCAGCTCCGGGGTGAGCCCGCGCATGGTCTTCTCATCGACAGTATGGCCGACCCACTCTTCCCAGACGCGCTTAGTCACGCCGAGATTGGTCATGCCACCCGGATCGGAAGGATGATCTACATATCCGCCCTCATGCCGGATGAGCTTGGCAAACGCCTTGTCGAAGTTTTCTTTCACTTGTCAGTCCGTGATCGTAGAAGTTTAGTCCCACTGGCACGGCTGACTGCAAGACGGTGAGCAGGCCGGACCGCTCACCGCCATTGTACCGCTTACTCCGCTGCGGGTTCTTCCGCAGGCTGCACTTGAGGCTGGGCTTGCTCTTTAATCTTTTCGATTACAGCAGCAACAGCTTCATAGGGCAACTTGGACAAGCCCACCAAAACAAGTTGAGTTTCTTCAATAGACAGTTCGAGCTTAATCATGTGTTACTCCAAGGAGGTGGAAGGGAAGCATCAACCGGGTTTTGCTGCAAAGCAATTTGAGCGGCGATGCTCTTCTCATATAAGGCCACTTGTTCGGTTCCCAAGGCATCCACCACCCAACCTTGCACCATCGATTCAGTAAGCTGATCGTAAGGCGTGAAGGCCGCAGGCGACGGCGACGGAACTCCAACGACACCATAAACCTCATCCGAAAATACGCCATCGGTTCCGATCAAGCGCCAATTCACGTTATACACGACATTGGTCAAACCATCGTCAGACAGCTTCACATCCAGCGGGTCAAACACCCATGTGTACGTCACAGCCATTTTATGCGCCCTTCTTCTTGTCGTAAATCGACCAGCCTACACCAGCCAGCGCCGAAGCGCCGCCGATGATAGCCTCAGCCGCGCCGCCATCCACACCATACTTAAGAAAGAATCCGCCAGCAATGGTTGTAAGAATGTGGCGAGCCAGTGCGGCAATAATTTGTGAGTTCATTATTTCGCTCCTTTGAGGATATCGATTTCAACTTTTAGCTCTTGGATGGCTGCTACCAAAACAGCAACAAACTTCATGTAATCAACCCCGTACATATCAGAGCCATCTGCGGCTTTTCCAATAGCATTTACTCGGTTGGCAAAGTCTGGTTCTGCCAGCAAGTCCTGTGCAATAAAACCGTTGTCCAAACTACCATCAAGTTTCCAGTTGTAGTCAACTGGCTTAAGTTTGGCGATGCGCTCAAGGCCATTTGTAATTGGCGTGATGTTCTCTTTGAGGCGCACATCAGATGATGGGTTATAGGATGTTGTAGATGTGGATTGCGAGATGCTGCCGACAACGGTCCCGCTTGCATTTGCAAATGTAATTGGGGTTGTAGTGTCATTAGTTGGCCTAAAACCAAGGCCATATTGTGTTCCCCCGCCCGTATAAGCAATTTGAGAACGACAAAGACTTCCGCTGTTTGAATTGTTAGTCGTACCCACCAGCAGATTTCCGCTGGCGTCAATTCGCATGGCTTCGGCGGTATTTGTGTAAAACGCGGCGGGGTGATTACTAAAGGTGCCAATTTGAGCTACGGCAAGATCAGATCGCGCATTCAAAACCGTCGAAACACCTGAATGAATGGCAGCCCACCCGGCCCCTGCTCCGGCAGTTGTATCCGTATTACTCGACACGCCGTAGCGGACAGCGCCCACTGTAGTTCCGCTCAGATGCAGCGGATAGCCCGGCGTAGCCGTCCCAATCCCGACGTTGCCACTATTCAACACCCGCATCGCTTCCGTCGCGCCGTTATTCCCCACCTGAAAGATGATGTCGGCACCAGTGGCGCCCACTCCAGAGGTCGAGCGCAGAGTGAGTGTGCTGGTGGTTGTTGTGCCGCCGATATGCAGCGGAAAGGTAGCAGAGGTTGTAAACGTTGGAGTTACAAGCGTTGGGCTAGTAGCAAACACCAGCGTGCCTGTGCCGGTCTCATCCGTCATTGCTGCGAGCAGATTGGCGCTGCTGGGCGTTCCCAACCATGTGGCAACACCTGTTCCCAACGACGTGATACCCGTACCTCCGTTAGCCACAGGGAGGGTTCCAGTAACGCCAGTAGTAAGCGGTAAGCCCGTGCAGGATGTAAGCGTGCCAGAAGTGGGCGTGCCGAGAATAGGTGTAACCAGTGTTGGGCTGGTGCTCATCACTACAGAGCCCGAACCAGTAATCGCGTTGCTAACCAGATTCTTGCTGGCATCGGTAAATACAGCTTGCGACGCTGTAAGGTTTGGGATGTTGATTATCCCAGCGCTGGTAATAGACAGCCTTGAGATCGAGTTTGTATAAAAGTCAAAGTTGGTATTTGTGAATGTACCGATGTACTGCGCACCGATAATTGTTCGCTGCGCCAAATCCGAACGGTAGAGTGAGATTTGGCTAGTTGCATCATTAGTACCAAGCAGTTCGACTCGTGAAGAGCCGATTGGAGTTGCACCGCCAATTAGCAAATTGCCCG